AAACTCAAGGAGATATAAGAAATGAAAAGACCTAAAGACGGAGTTATGAATAGTAAGTTAACACCTTATGAAATGTTAAAGGACGCTCTTTTGCAGCAAGCGGTAGCAGATATTAAAACAACAACATGGTATAAAATTCCATCGGATGCAATGAAGTGTTCATATGAAGAAGGAAAGGGGGCTGTACAGTACATTATGTTAGTTTTGAGGCATCACGGTTACACTAAAAATGAAATTGGTAATATTTTTAGAGAAATTACACCACATAACTATAAATATGAAATTGTAAAAGAAGAATTAAAGAAAAGAGGTATTGAACTATGAAACAAACAGAAAGTCAAGCGAAATATTTCACACGTTGGCATTATGATTCTATCGAGTCCACTTCAAGTAAGACAGAGTATATCGCTCGTGTTGGCAAACTTGCCAACGTTGCAAACAAGCGTGCCAAAACGCTAACAACAGCGATATCAAAAGGCAGAATCACAGAGGATAGAACAGCACTTTTTAGATATCAAGACGCGGTTGACTACTTTAAGAAGCACGTTTCTTATAACGCTTCTTATGTGTCAACTGGTAAAGCTGTTTATAAAGATTTTTCAATCCGTGAACTTAGAGCACTTGAAAACAAGCTTTTGCACTATCTTGAAGCAAAATCTTCAACTGCAAAAGGCAGTATAGAAGTAGAAAACAAACGTGTAGAAACATTCTATGAACGTTACGGCGTTGATATATCTAAACTTAGCAAAAGCGTTCGTGATAAGCTTTTCAATACCTTGCATTATTTGGCAGATAAAAAATATGCAAAGCTTTCAAGTGATCAAATTGTTACACTGTTAACAGAGTCAATAAATACAAATAACAGAGAGGGCTTGCAAGAACTTTTTAAAACAGCGGAGGAATTATATCCGAACTTAAAAGACCAGGCAGAGTTTAGAGTTGCAATTATACAAAATAGTTCGCTATCATGGAAAGATAAAGCACGAGAATTTAAAGCGGCAAACAAACTATACAAGAGTAATAGAGCGAAGCCAAAACCAAAAGCTATAAAGCAGGAGTTATAATTATGATAGTTCAATGTTTAAATAGATCAAATCAATATGATGATATAGAAGTGAAGTCAGTGACGGACTATGTGCCGTCACATGGCTTTTCTCTGCATAAGCCTTTAGGCAAAAAGAAAGATAGTCCATATTATATTGATCAATTTGGAACTTTTGACATTGAAACAACTTCACGGACTCGAATTGAGAAAGATGACCAGGGCGAAGAAGTGACAAAGCCTATTGATGCTTTTATGTATGCCTGGTCGGCTTGCATTGACGGGGAAGAAGTGCAAGGAAGATATTGGAAAGATTTTATAAAATTACTTGATAAAATTCAAGCCTACTACAAAACTAGCGAGTCGCGATATTTTGTGATTTACGTTCACAATCTTCCTTTTGAATTTTCTTTCATGATTGGATATTTAAACGACTATAGTGAAGTGTTTGCCACTGGTAAACGAAAGCCTCTTGTATGGCGATTAAAGAAACGCGGTATTGAACTTCGGTGTAGTTATAAGCTTACTAACATGTCGCTTGATAACTTCACGAAAAAAATGGCGGGATGTGCGCATATAAAAGCAAAAGGTGATCTGGACTATTCACTTATTAGGCACAATGAAAGCTATATCAATCCTAGCGAGTGGGGGTATATCATCAATGATACTTTAGGATTATGGGAAGCAATAACTTACATGCTTACAAAAGATAAAGATACAATTGCAACTGTGCCGTTGACAAGTACCTCTTATGTGCGGCGTGATATGAAAAGAGCTATAAGAAAAGGCACTACCACACGAATGCTAAAGAAAAAGCTTGCCTTAAACGACACAACATACAAGCTTTTGAAAGAAGCTTTTCGCGGTGGAGATACTCACGCCAACATGGTAAAGTGTGCAAAAATATATCATGACGTTTATAGTTTTGATGCATCGAGCATGTATCCGGCTATGCTTCTTTTGATGCAGTTTCCAGTGACGGCATTTGAAAAAATGCCAGTAACATCGAAATGTTTAAAGTATATAAAAAGTAAAAATCTTGCATGGATAGCTCAAATAAAGCTTACAAATGTAAGGCTTAAAGAAGATCAATACAATCCGTACTTATCAATAAGTAAATGCCGTAACTTGCAAGGGGTTGACCCCGACAATGGCAGAGTGTGGAAAGCAACAGAGCTAGAAACAACTGTTACGGATATAGATTTCTCCATAATTGAAGAATGTTACGATTTTGACAGCATTGAAATTATAGAAGATACCCTATATACAGCACGTTATGGATATATCCCAGATGATGTAAGAAGTGTTATAATGGAATACTTCACGGCGAAAACAAAACTTAAAATAGCAGTTAAACATACAGCCCCAACCAGTAAAGAGAGGGAAGAAGCTGAATACGACTTAATGAAAGCTAAAAATAAATTAAACGGCATTTATGGAATGGCTGCAACTGACCCTATTCACCCTATTATGTTGTATTTAGAAAACGAATGGCAAGAATTTTCTTATGCAATGTATGAAAATGATATTGCATATAAAGAAAAAGTTGATGCAAGCGGTTTTAGAGTGCCAGATGAAAAATCAATTAAAGAGCAAAGTGAAAAAAGTGTATTACCTTATGTTTGGGGGGTATACACAACTGCACACGCAAGAAAGCATTTGCGGAGAATTTTAGCATGTGCTGAAAGCTCATATATTTATTGTGATACTGATAGTTGTAAAGCAACTAACTTTAATTTTGACAAATTGACAGAATTAAATAATTGGATATATGAGCTGTGCGAAGAAACTAATACTTTTGTTGATATTGACGGCAAAAAATATTATATTGGCTATTTTGACTGTGAAAGCGATATAAAGTCTGAAAATAAGTATGAACCCGAATACAAAGATTTTAAAACTTTAGGGGCGAAGAAGTATTGTTTTAATGCGTATAAAGAGACAAAAGATAAAACTTATTTCGGATGTACCATATCTGGAGTTAAAAAGGCAAGGGGTGTTGAAGTAATTAAAAATCTTGATAACTTTAGAGAGGGCTTTAAAATAAGAAATAGTGGTGGTTTTCAAATTTGGTATAATGATAGTGATACCATCACAAAAACAAAAGTTGTTGACTATCAAGGTAAAGAAGCAATAACTGAGTATACCGGCTATAGTTGTATGATAGCACGAGATTATGAAATAGGTTTATCAGATGACCAAATTAAAAATTATACTATTATTGATGAAATAGCAGAATAAATAATGTTTTATTTGCAAAACTTTTGTAAATAAGTTATTATATACTTGTAAAGGAAAGATACCCTAATAAAAGAAAGAGGATAATGAAATGAGAATTGAAAGACAATCAAGAGAGTTTGACAAGAAAGAAATGTTTAAGATGGCAAATGATAATCATTTGTTAATGAAGAATCTGCCAGATGATTCTATTATTAACGTTGCAGATTATGTAAGATATACAACATATGACGGAAAAGAAGTAGCAGTGTTTTATCACACAAACACAGAAACGGGCGAAGTAGTAACACTTGCTACATCAAGCCCAACTGTGATCAAGACTGCGGAGAGTGCGTTTGATTTTATGGAAAGCTACAATCTACAGTTCAAGCTTACACGTTCACAAAGTAAAGCAGGTCGTACCTACATGAATTTTGAACTTGTATAAATAATGGTTGGGTGGCAGAGGGAAGAAATACAAGTTGTTCAAGGGTGAGTCTCACAAGCTCACCCTTTTTAAATTATTGGGGTGATAATATGAACTTATATAAAGAAAATGGCTATTTGAATTATAAATATATTTGTGACGTTGGACAACGTTACATTGATATAATAGGCGGCAGAGGTATTGGAAAGTCTCACTTAATATGTGATGTCTGGAATGATAGAAACTCACCTATTTTATACGTGCGTAGAACAAACGTTGCACTTGAGAACAGCTTTTCTACAATTGGCGATTTTGTGAAGCCCGACTGGTTCGGAAAAGATATTCGTTTAAAATATAATGACAAAAAAGGTTATGGCAAGGCATATCTGACAGATGAGGACTTGCAAAACGATAATCCTTTTATAGTTGGTGTTTCATTGTCTACTTTTCAAAACAAAACTGGTATAGATTTTACAAGGTTTTACGATGTGATTTTTGACGAATTTATTCCTCAAAAGGGGGACAGACCAATTAAAAATGAGTTTCAAGCCTACAAAAATATCATGGAAGTGCTTTTCAGAAACCGCCCTGAGTTAGAAACGGAAAAAATTAGAACTTGGTTTTTTGGTAATTCTAACGCGATTATGTCTAACATTTTAATCGGTTATAGGCTTATTCCAGATTGCTACAAGGCGGTAAAAGAAAGAACAGAGATTACACAAGTAGATAGGTGTGAGACAACACTTATACTTCCTTTTAACTCTCCCGTATCAGAAAAAAAGAGACAAAACGCTTTCTATAGAAATCTGCCTAAAGGCAGAGCTAAAATGGAGCTTGATAATGAATTTATGGATTTGGAAGATGATAGAATACGGCACCAAAACTTAAAAGAGTATACGCACGACATGAAAACACCTCTGTTTTCAGTTTGGTTGCATAAGTCAGATTTTAAATTTTACGTGACTAAACCTATGCGCTCTCATTGTGATGATGTTTTTGATGCTTCACCATCATCACTAGAGAGGTGGCAAACAAGTAGTAAAAAATATCTAAAGCCAATGTTTATAAGTGGTGATATAACATTTTCAGACTACGAAACACAGTGCGATTTTTTAGCCTCTTTTGATTGTGTATCATGGTATGATATTTTATAAAGTTGTAATTGACAAACAATTATATAAATGTTATATAATAAATAGGCGGTTGCACTATCCAAACACTAGCCAGTGTGTGCGAGTCGGGGACGACAGACAGACCGCCTATTACTGCTGTATAGCGTAGATGGTTAGCGCATGTGACTTGAATCACAAGGTAACAGTTCGATTCTGTTTACAGCTGTCAACAAATAAAGAAAGAAGGTTAAAATATGAAAATTGATGAAATTTTGAAGCTTGTGAATGCTGGCTATAGCAAGGAAGAAATTGAAAAGCTTGATATTACAGATCAGAAGGCAGATCAGAAGACAGATCAGAAGACAGATCAGAAGACAGATCAGAAGAAAGATCAGAAGACAGAAGGTTTTGATTATGATAAGTTTGCATCTGCTCTTGTAAAAGCACAGCAGGTTGCAAACGGCAAAACTAATTTTGGTGGCTCAAACGAAAAGCCAGATATTAGTAAATTTTTCTAAAGGGGGGTAGACTATGGCTAGTTTAACTTATACGCAAATTTCTGCGATTCTCAATACCATGTACGAGGAATACACAGGTAGGAAAACTGGACAAAATTTAAGTTTTGGACAAATGCAGAATACTTTTAAAATGGGGCTTGATCGCGAGGATGACAACCTCTATCAGATTATTCCTACAGTTCTTGCAAAAACGATCTTCTCAATTCGACCATATTCCAGAAAGCTTTCTGGTATGGTTTGGGATAAGGAACGATATGGAAACTATATTCGTAAATTTACGCCTATCGTTAACGATTCCAACATTAATAATGATGAATGGAATATAAATGTTGAGCTTGCTAAATCAGAAGCAAGTCAAGACTGGAAAGCAGGAACGAAGCCAGTTAAATATGACGTGCTTCTTACAATCGCAAGTGGTGGACAGACTTTTGCACGGAAGTATACTATTTATAAGAATCAGATCAATGCAGCGTTTGATTCAGAAGCAGGAGTTGCGTCATACTTCTCCATGTTAATGACTGAATTTTCAAACATTTATGAAATTGACTTAGAGAATATCGCACGTGCGCAGCTTGCCAATTTGGCTATTATTTTGGCAGATGCTGGAAGTGCCACCCCGACAACAGGAAACATGTGTAAGAAAGCACAAGTTTTCCATGCGTTAACAAAGTATAACGCGGAGACGGGTCTCGCCATGACAGCAAAAACAGTCATGAATCCGGCTGACTTCCGCCCATTTATGATTTGGCTTAGCGCAGAAATGAAAACATTGAAAGAAAACCTTGCAGTTCGAGGCACACGTTTTCACGGAGATTTTACGGGAAAAGTTGTGAACCGTCACACGGATGCTGCTGACTTAAGATTTTATCTGGCATCCAAATTTGGCAATTATTTTGAGGCAAATGGCAGTGAGTTTTTCCATCCAGAAAAAGCGGAGTTGGGCGATTATGAAAAAGTTACATTCTGGACGGATCCCGAAAATCCAATGACGATTAAAGGCAGTGCGGAAGGTGTAAAGGCAGACGGTGTGAGTAAGTTTACACTTGCAGACAAGACTGTTGAAAACGTTCTGGGAATCATGATGGATATTGACACGTTAGGAATTGTGCCAATTGATCAATGGAGTGCCATGGAGCCTTTAAATGCAAGATTTGGTTTTAGAAACGGTTGGATTCATTACACTTTCAAGACTCCAGTTGATTTCACAGAAAACGCAATTTTGATTTTACTTGATTAAACAAAGGGGCGAAAGCCCCTTTTCTTGAAGGGAGGTACACATGGCATTTGAAGTTAAATTTGGAAAATCAGATAAACGAATAAATAGCACGAAAATTCCAACTCTGTCAGAAACTGTCACGTGTGTGCTTAAAAGTGGTACATCCGTAGAAAGTCCAACTTTTATTTTGCAAGGTGTTTCACCTTTTGATTGGAATGTTGCATACTGTGAAACGTTTGGAAGATATTATTTTGTTAATGATGTTACATATGTAGAATCTACATATGAAATATCATGTACGTGTGATTATTTGGCGAGCTATAAAGATGAAATTCTAAACAATTCGATGTATGTAACACGTTCATCAAATGTTACAAATTTTAATCGGTATTTGATAGACACAATGTTCCCTACTACATCCCAACCAACAATTTCACAATCAACTGCAACGCTGCCTACTTCCACCACCGGAAGTATTATGTGTTGTATCATTGGCAACGGCGAAAATTCTTTTCTATCTTTACATCCTGCAACGTTTAAAGCTATAACCAAATATTTATATTCTACTGATTATTTAAACGGATTAAACACAATATTGGAAACTCCATCCGATGTACAGAAAGAAATTGTTCGACCGCAAGATTATCTGCAAAGTGCAACATGGATTCCTTTTACCGTGGAAAATGGCACACCTACGCAAATTGTACTTGGTTATGTTTCCACAAGTTACAGTGGCAGAGACGTTGGAACGGGTGAAGTGTTTACTCATACTGTATCTTTAGCAGTACCACATCACAGCGAAAGTGATACTCACAAATATATGTTATATGAACCGTTTACGCAATATATTTTAACATTGCCTTTTATCGGAACTATGCGAGTATCCTCTAAAGAACTAGCTGATATCGATTCTCTAACAATAAAATATTCAGTCGACATAAATGGTGCTATTTTTGTTACAGTCAAGGCAGGTTCGATATTACTTTTCACTGCTACCGGAAATTGCGGCGCTCCGGTTAGTTACTCATCACGTTCTACAAATATTATTGGTACTGTGTCAAGTGCAATCAATGCCGCTTTTTCGTTTGCCACTCATAATATTTTAGGTGGTGTCTCTGCCATTGAGTCGGGAATTTCTAGCATCGCCCCAACCGTTGAAACAAGTGGCGGTAGTGGTGGAACAATGGTAGGAAGTAATGTTATTGCTTTACGTGCTATTTTTGCAAATCAACCCAACCGTGATTATGAGCATTTTGGTTATCCCGTTTGTAAAAAGATAAGCTTATCCGCCTTATCTGGTTTTTTGCAGTGTGAAAGTGCAGATGTTAGTTGCTCTGCAACTGAGAACGGAAAAGCAGTTATCAATGATTTTTTGAATGGGGGTATGTTTATAGAATGAAACCTTTTGTATATAGTGGCTACTATGTGGGGGAAGGGGTATCAAGTCCGATTATTAACGAGTATGAGTCCAGGCAAAATCCAAACATGATTCACATTAACAATACATGGGACTATGCAACATACTTTCGCTACTTTTTGCAACGTGCTGAGAGTCTTATCATTTTTGATAATATGCCTAAAAACTGGGCGAAAAATTATATTTATCCTCTTTTGTTTTTAAAAGGTAACTTTTGTGTTATGAATACCGCCAAATTTGGAATCATACCTCAACACGGTTTGCCTTATGGCTTTGATGTGCAGTATCAGCCTACTAACTATGTAGTAGCTAACCCCGCTTTTGACGCAACTTTTAACGGAGATTTGGTTATAGGCGAAGATTGCGAAATTGTAAAGTTAGCACCTGATTGGTGCGGCATTGGCGATTTGATAAATTCATATGCGCAGCGTGTTGCAATGACGTTATCTAATCATGATGTTGCGTCTGCACTTGCAAAATTTGGCTTTATTTTTACAGCCAAAAACAAAAGCACAGCGGAAACTTTTAAAGTTGCTTTTGATGATATCATGGCGGGACAACTAGCAGTTGTAATCAATCAAGCTCTTTATGATAAGGAAACTGGTAAACCGCTATACGAATTCTTTAACAACGATATCGAAAAATGTTATAACGTAGTTAAGGCATCGTTGGAAAGCGTTGAAAATCTCAAACACGCGTTTGATATGGAAATTGGTATTTACACAGCACCTGAGAAGAAAGAGCGCATGATAACAGATGAAGTTGAGGAAAGTAAAAATGCTATCATGTCTAAGTGCGAGTTGTGGGTGGAAACTATCAATGAATGTTTAGAAAAAGTAAACGCACATTATAACCTTGACATTCGCGCACGTTTGCGGTATCCTAACAATAGAGGGGGTGAAAGTAATGAGAGCTATAATTCCAATAGCGACTCTGTATGACTATGATAATAGTATCTTTACGGATATCTATGTTAAAGGTGTTTCAAAAGATCAACTTATTGAACACTTTTTACTTTCATATGGTGATCTGACTCCCGTTTATCAAGACCCCAAATATTTAAGACGGCATGTTACAAGTGTAGCAAAGTCGTTACAGTGGTCTATTGATCATTTGTGGGAAGTAACACAGCTTGAGTATAATCCTTTAGAAAATTATGATAGGATGGAAAGTTGGACTGATAATGGAAACGGTACTTTTCAAAAAGGAAAAGTTGATACCGAAGAAACGTTTAACAAAGGCAGTGTAACAACAACTTTTGGAAAAGTTTCTGACAGTACTCATAAGGTGGCGGCTTTCAATTCTTCAGCTCCTGAGGTTGCCAACACTGATAACACAACTGATAGTGGAAGCGATTCCCAGACTTTTGGTGCTGATACCTCACACGGAAGTGTTACCAATGGTTTGGATGAATCAACAACAAACGGAACACATGAGGGAAGAATTCATGGAAACATTGGCGTTACTACTTCGCAACAAATGATGCAAGCGGAAATTGATCTGACTACAGCTTATAACTTCCTTGATAGAGTTTGTGAGCTGTATGCAAATAGATTATTGATAGGAGTGTGGTAGAATGGAAATTATGAACGCAATTGCGCAAATTGCGCAGATGGTTGGTGTACCTTGTGTATGCCTTGGCGCTGTGATGTGGTATGTGAATGCCCTTGATGTGAGACAGCGAGAGGAGCGAAAAACCTGGTACGAGAAACATGACCAGGAGAGTTCAAAGTGGGTTGACGCGTTGAATAATAACACGAAAGTTATTACAGAACTATTGACAATTGTAAAAGATAAGGAGAATTAAACTATGATTTATGATATTCCAGATAAGAACGTTGCTTATATTGCTAAGGCTAGAGAGCTTTACAAAAACCGTGACAAGTACGCTTACCTTTACGGAGCAAAGGGGCAAAAATGTACTCCTGAGGTTTTTGAGGCTTTATGGAGCGCGGAGCCAAATTATTTTAAGAAGTACAACACACAGCAGAAAGCACAGATTAAGTCTTTTTGTTTAGGAAAAACAGTAATTGATTGCAGCGGATTTATCAATCTTGTGACGGGTAAATACATGTATTCGACTACCTATATAAACAGTTGCACTAATATAACGACTCCTGACAAGACTAAAGATGGTGATTTACTGTATACAACTTTTGGCGGTACTGGTAGACATATAGGGCTTGACATTGGTCATGGTTTTTTCATGCATTGCGGAAAAGAGCTTGAGACAATTTCTATTGGTGTGATTGATGGATTTGGTTGGGAAAAAGGAGGTAGACTATGAAGCTAACGGTTAAAGGAAATGCTATTGAAGTTATATTTGATGCTAATGAGCCGCATCAGTCTGGTTATATAACACTACCTGACGGTTATAGTTTTGAACAGATTACCCTTTTATCAGCGAATAATTGTTACCCCATAAATAATTTTAGCTCGCCCCTTCTAGGAAAAAGAACTTTTCCACCCGTTAACTCAAAATCACCATGTCGACTTTCATATGCGATTATTGATACTACTAAAGCCGCTTCTTTTCGAGCTATAATAGAGAAATTTGGGCAAATACCAGATATCCATTATTTTGATACGACTTTTGAACCTATTCTTGTTAAGGGTGATGACGGTAAAGAGTATAACGTGATTCCTTCAGATCAATTCAAGTAGGGGGTAGACAATGGCATTTTCTAATTTTCCTTATACGGATTTTCACAATTTAAATCTTGATTGGATTCTTGAAACGACTAAAGATTTAAATACAAAGTGGGATGATTATTATAAGCAATGGAATCAATGGCAACAGTATGTACAAAACTACATTGATAATCTTGATTATATCGGTGCTATTGACGCATACCTTGACGGACTGAAAAACAGCGGTGAATTGTCAGATATTATTGATACATGGTTAACCGACTATGGATTGATTACTATTGGTGACTCATACGGGGAAGGGTACACACCTGATGGCATGGTTAAGCCGTGGTGTGATATTTTGCATGAGAAGTATTTTTCAGATGCTAAGTTTTATGTTAATAAAAGTTTGGGTGGCAGCGGTTTTGGCGCGAATACGCACTTTTCTGAGTTGCTGACACAAGCTATTGCTACCCTGACTGATAAGCAAAAGAAGCAAGTTAAGTATGTTGTTGTTGCAGGAGGCTGGAATGATCAATTTATTGCTTCTTCAACTGTCAACTCAGGCATCAAAGATGTTATTAACTTAATGTCTCAGCTGCCAAACGCAACACTTTACATTGGATGGATTGCTACGCCTATCATTGGATTTACTAGCGTTGCAAAACAAAAAGCGTATGATGAGATTAAAACGTTATACGAAACTTACTGGGGTAAGTATAAGTTTTTGAGTGGTGCTGATAGTGCTTTACGTTGGATTGGTGTTGTAGCATCTGATAACATTCATCCTAACGCAAGTGGGCAAGCTTCAATTGCAGATATGATTTATAAGGCAATGGGTGGCTATGCGTCATGGAATCGAGTTGGCGAATTTGCACTTGATGGTACTGATTGCACACTGAATGATTATAAGATGAATGTTGTGTTGACTAATACCAACGCACATTGCAGCTTTAGGCATGTGGCGAGTTTCCTTGATTTGGCTTTCAAGCCAGCAAAGAATTTCACAAGTGCTGCTGTCAAGGTTATGAGTCATAATCTTTCGTTTGTAAATGAGCAAAGTATTTGCAATTGCAATGCGATTATTCATGATAAATCCGGTTATCATCAATGCATGGCGGTTCTTACTATCAACCCGTATGATGCTACACAGTTAGATAGTGGTGCAATTTATCTCCGTTTGGTTGATATAAGCGGCAGTGGGTATGCTACTTTTACAAGTGTTGATGAGATTCAATTGTATGGAGTAGAGTTTAATATTCCTTTAAATTAAGAAAGAGAGGGTGCACGCCCTCTCTTTTTGTTATTTTCTTTCTACTGATATTACTGTAACGTGACTTACAAATGGTAGTTTTGATACATAGTCAATAGCAGAATCACTTACTTGTCGTGCATTATATCCAATACATTCTACATATTCTACGTTGATATCGTCGCTTTCTGTATTCAGAAAAGCGACTTCCACCCAGTATGTATGCTTCATCGTTCTCATTTCTTTACTCCTTTTACACTGATTATTGTATAACGTTTAGTATCTTCAAAATCTTTAGAAAGTCTAAACTTTATTTTTGATTCAAAAGCTGTGTCAGCTTTACAAGTGAAAATATCATTTTCATTAGTATAATTATCATGATATTTTACAATATAGGTATACTCTTTTAATTCTTCGATATCCAATCTTGTAAAAGTCCAACCCCTCCAGAGCACATTACAAGCGTAACTAAACGCTTCCGATATATTTTTAGCTTTAATAATATCACAGTCGTGGTAATAATCGTTATCGGTATCGAAGCCCCATACACCAATTGAATAGTTCATTTTAATACCCCTCTTACAAGAAAATCAAGTGTAATTTTTGCAATTTCCATATCTTTAATCTCTGCTGGTGTATCACTTGTTGCTGTGCAGTCATAAATATATGCGTACATTTTCATAATATCATTGTGTAAAAGCGGTGTTTCTAAAATTTTATCACTACATCCTTTTAAAAGTCTATTTTTCTTTAACTGTGTTAAATTATCCATATTAGTCCTCACTTTCTTTATTCTCTTGCTCATAATCAAACAAATCTTTGCAAATAGTATCAAGCTCATCTTCGCTTAATCTAAAGATTATTTTCAATTCCTCTCTGTCTGATGACCGCCAATCACCCTTATATAATTCAATCGCTAATTTTCTCAATTCAATCAATTTTCGCATTTCAATTCTCCTTTATCCAATACTCGATTGTCATGTAGTTTTTAGAACGTTTACCGTGATAAAAGCAAGGCTTTGTTCTTACAACACCTTTTCCATATCTTCCATCATAATGGTGCAAGGTTGAAACATTGTCATTCATATATCCTCGAACTTCTGCACATGTAACGTACTTATAGTTGTCAAGGCAGTAATGAAATGCATCATGATTATTAGTTTTCATAAATGGTGCAGATTCAATTGTAGGTCTGTTTTCGATTCCAAATAAATTCATAATTCCTTCTTTCTTCCCGTGTAGCCGTTAGAACAGCTGTGATATTAAATAAAAAATGTTTTAGTATATGAACGGGATTTATTATACCCATAAGTCGTTGAATAAAAACTTGATTGCAGTCCATTTACCAAATAGCAATTGTCTATTTTTGCCTTTACATATTGAACAAGTGCCCACTCGATTTTCTCATTTTTTGCCATGGTTCTAACAGTTTGTATAAGGTTTGTTCTTAATTTGTCGATACTATTAAGTTTGTTACACTTATAGATACTATTTATCACATTTGCTGTCATCCTATAGACTTTCATATAGTGGCGTCTTTTTTCATCTAACATATCATTGTCAATGTTGGCTAGTGTTGTCAAGCTTACGTGATGCCAATTTGGATTGACAATTGCACCATATCGTTTCCATGTTTGCTTACACCATTGTTCACCACCACAACGATTTCCTTGTCTATCAGCCGGACAACCATAACAACTGTTATTGTACATTTTACATTTACTCCTGATTGTATTCCCAAACATTTGTGAAAACAATTCCTCCATATTCAATACTGTTTTTATACAATCATCTGTCATAATAGTATCTTTTATAGATTCTTCACTTGTTTGCTGTTCTGGTAATGGCGCACCTTTCACGCTATCAGTATCAACATAAATATGCCCTTTAATATCATTGTTTGTCGATTCACAGTTTTCTGTTTTATTGGTTTCCGCGTTGGTAGATTCACTATAGTCTGTTATAAGTCTTTCATATAAGTCTTTCATCGTTTTAAAATCATCAAAGTCATACCAACTTGTAATATGTGCTACTCCTCTATGGTCATGTATAAACAAACTACCACTAACACCTCTGTACACATTTAAGCATACGTGATTTGCTAATTTAACCTTGTATCGCCCGTCAATTGGCTTTACAGATTTTACCTCTGTATTCATAATCTTTGCTACTTCTGTGAAAAACTTGTTGTAACTATTAACTCTCATAATTCCTTCTTTCCGATAGTCCTTGCTATCTATATTTCTTTTCCTCTATGGTTATATAGTACTATAGTACTGTTAACACATTATGACATAATTGTAAATAAATTGTTAACAATATATGTTTTAATTTATAAACGCTCTTATAGTTCATACGTTCGATTTATATTATTGTCTGACAACTTGTGGGGAACTTGCACATTGTATATTATATTTAAAAGGTATCTC